AGGAAAGACTATTGGTATTACCTTTAGCGCCAAGGCCATTGTTGACTTTAGCAAGGCTGCAGTTAAAGCATTCGCCGAAGATGATCAAGCAATCAGAGTATTAAGAACTAACCTAAAGAATCTTGGTCTGGCTTATCAGTCCGTCAATGCAGATAACTTTATTAAAAATATGGAAACTCAAGCTGCTGTATCTGACGATCTATTAAGACCAGCCTACGCGCAACTTGCCAAAGTAACTTTATCAACTACTAAGACCCAAGACTTAATGGCTTTGGCCTTTGATCTATCAGCTGCAAATGGAATTGACTTTGCCTCGACTGTTGACATTCTGTCTAACGCTTATGTAGGCAACTACAAAGGATTAAAGCAGTTATACACTGGCTTGACTCAAGCACAACTTGCTTCAAAGTCATTCGAAGAGATCCAAGCAATTTTAACTAAGCAGAGCAAAGGTGCTGGCAAAGCTGCTTTAGATACTTATGCCGGATCTGTCGATAAGTTAAGCATTGCTTCCGATAACGCGAAAGAATCTATCGGAAAAGGTTTAGTTGATCTCTTTGCTGCTCTTGCTGGTAATGGCAACATTGATCAAGCCACAGCGAACATAAACACTTTCTCTAGTGCTTTAGGTCAGATGCTTTCAGATGCTTCAAAGTACGGCGCAATCGACTGGTTAAGTGCGCTAGTAACTGGAAATGTTACTGAAGGCACAGCTCAAAAATTAGTTAAAAGACCTTCTGCTCGTAGATTCTTTACAGGTGGTTCTGGCGTATCAACTGAGTTATTAACAGCAAGAAAAGAAGCTGCTGCAGAGGCCGCTAGGTTAAAGGCTATAAAAGCCGCAGCTGCCGCAAAGATTGCAGCTGATAAAAAGGCTGCTGCTAATAAGGCTATATTGGCTAAAGCCGATTCGATGTTCAATATGGAACGAATCCAGATCGAAGCCGCGCTAAAGGGTAAGATCTCAGACGACGAAAAGTTACGCCTAGAGTTACAGCGTGCAATCCTCAACGAGGACTTTGACTTAGCCGATAAGTTACAAAAGAAACTAGAAGCATCACAGCGAGCCACAGCAGCTCTTCAAGGTTCTATTAATGGCATCAAGCCGCCTGTAGATCCTTTTGCTGGAATGCTTTTAACTTTAGAATCTGTAATTACAGCTCTTGGCAAAATCTCTGGAATGCCTGTCAGCAGTGTTGGTGGCACAAAGAATGTGCCCAAAGAACCTGTTGAGATTATAGTTCCAAAAGATCCTAAGCAAGATCCACCGCCTACTAACAAAGAACCAGTTCCAGTTATTGTGGTTCCAGATCCAACTCCGCCACCAGCAACTAATAATAATAATCCCTTTGCCGGTCTAGGTGGCAGCACTGGTGGCTTTGGTTTCTCGCTTCCCGATTATCTAAAGAATACAATTCCACAGCAACCAATTACAGTTATTGTTAACAACAATGGCACTACTATTATGCAAGATGAGTTCGTAAAAGTAGTCAATGAAGCAGTAGTGACTGCGAATACTAATGGGCAGAATAACTATCGACCAGGTGCAGTGCCAGCAGAGAATCTATAATGACAATTCCAGTAATTAACGCAATCATCAACTTTTCAACTGGTGCTGGCTTTGCCTCGCCTATGATCATTGATTCTGGCGTTCTGGGAGTTAATGCCCTTGCTGATACTGGATCAGTCACAGTCGATGTATCTAGCCTTGTCGATTCGATCAAAACCACACGCGGTCGCACAGCTCTTTCAGATGTATTCCAGACTGGCACAATGAGCCTTCGCATCATCGATCAGACAGGCGCGTTCAACCCAATGAACCCAGCCTCGCCTTATTACAATCTTTTAACTCCAATGCGTAAAGTAACTATCACTGCTACTTATGGCACAACGACTTATCCAATCTTTGCAGGCTACATAACTTCATACGATACGACTACCCCTAAAGATGTCGGTGAAGTTGTTTACACAACCATTCAAGCGGTTGATGGCTTTAGATTATTTCAGAATGCACAGATTACTTCTGTTGCCTCAACTTCAGCTGGTCAAACTACTGGCACTCGCATAGCCAAGTTGCTTGACGCAGTAGGTTGGCCTTCAGGCATGAGAGATATTGACACTGGCCAGACCACAGTTCAAGCAGACCCGGGAACTTTAAGAACTTCTCTTGGTGCAATGCAGACAGTAACCAGCACTGAATATGGTTCTTTGTATATGGATGCATTCGGCAATTTAGTATTTCAAGATCGTGCGCTAACTTCATCAAGCGTTGCTGGCACTTCAGTCGATTTCAATGATAATGGCACTGGGATCTCGTATAACAATGCCGTCTGGAAACTGGACGACACTCTTGTATTTAACAAGGCGAGCATTACCCGTACTGGTGGCACTGCACAGATAGCCAGCAATCAAGCTTCGATCGATAAGTATTTCTTGCACTCATATCAAGAGCAGAACCTGCTTATGGAAACAGATGCGGAAGCCCTAAACAATGCGCAAGCCTTCGTCGCCTCAAGGCAAGAAACTTCTATACGATGCGATCAGGTTACTCTGGATCTCTACACTGCCAATTACGATGCTGGCATTACTGCAGCTTTAGATCTTGACTTCTTTGATCCAATTACAGTAACTACGACACAGCCTGGCTCGTCCTCGCTGTCAAAGACTTTGCAGGTATTCGGCGTGTCGCACGACATTAAACCAAGTGCTTGGAAAACCACCCTTACAACGCTTGAACCGATCATAGATTCCTTTATAATAGGATCAGCACAATATGGCGTTTTAGGCACTAACACACTTTCTTACTAAGGAGAACAAATGGCAACAGGATTTCCGGGCGTAACTGGCGATGTGATGACTGCTGCCATGTTTAATGGCTTAGTCGCATTTACAATTAATGCTCAAACAGGTACAACATATACAGCCGCATCGACAGATCAATATCAAGTATTGGTTACAATGAACAACGCATCAAGCAATACGTTTTCAATACCAACAGACGCTACTTATGCGTTCCCTAATGGAACAGCTATAACAGTGCTACAAATTGGTGCAGGTGTTACAACGATTAATGCGGTAACAGCAGGCACAACAACCATTACAAGTGCAGGTGCTACTAGTGCATCACCAATTTTAGCTCGTTATAAGGCTGCGGTCTGCGTTAAGACTGGCACTAATGCTTGGACAGTAATGGGCGCGGTGGCTTAATGATTGGCGCAATTGTTGCAGGAGTAACTGGCGTTGATTTACGAAATCTTACAGTCGATTATCTTGTAGTCGCAGGCGGTGCTGGTTCAAGCGAACTAGGCGGCGGCGGTGGTGCAGGTGGCCTTCGTTCAACTGTAACCGCAACAGGCGGCGGTGGTTCATTAGAAAGCGCATTATCACTTTTATTAAGCACTAATTACACTGTAACAATAGGTGCAGGTGGTGCAGGTGTTACTACACCTACAGCTGCAGGTGCAAATGGTTCAAACTCAGTATTTTCTACCATTACATCTACTGGCGGTGGCGGCGGTTCTATCTATGACCTTAGTGGCGTGGCAGGCGGTAGCGGTGGCGGCTCAGGTCGAGGCTCAGGCACAGGCGGCGCTGGTACTGCTAATCAAGGTCGAGCAGGTGGCGCGGGTGGTGGCTTCGGCGGTACTGGTTGCGGCGGCGGTGGTGGTGCAAGTGCAGTAGGTGCTAATGCAACATCCAGCACAGTTTCAGGTAATGGCGGTGCAGGCGTAGCGACATCAATTACAGGATCATCAGTTACTTATGCTGGTGGCGGTGGTGGTGGTAGCGGTAATGGCAACACAGCTGGAACTGGTGGCGCAGGCGGCGGTGCAAGCGGTAAAAACACTAACGGCGGCACATCCGCATCAGGTACTGCTAACACAGGCGGCGGTGGTGCAGGTGGTTCAGCAGGTGGTGGCACAGGTGGTACTGGCGGATCAGGCGTAGTAATTCTTCGCTATGCCGACACTAGAACAATTACTTTTGGGGCAGGTCTAACAGGTACAGAAAGTGCAGCAAGTGGTGGCTATAAGCGAGCAACCATTACTGCTGGTACTGGAAATGTGAGCTGGGTATAATGGCACATTACGCATTCTTAGATGAAAACAATGTCGTTACAGAAGTTATTGTCGGTATTGATGAAACCGAGCTAATTGAAGGTTTAGACACCGAAACTTGGTATGGCAATTTTAGAAATCAAACTTGTAAGCGTACAAGTTATAACAACAGTATTCGTAAAAATTACGCAGGCATAGGTTTTACCTATGATGCAGAATTAGATGCATTCGTCCCACCTAAATGCCATGACGAAGCAACTCTTAATTTAGATAATTGTCAATGGGAGTGTGAGAACAATGTCCACAAAGCCTCGATTATCTAAGTGTGCAATTCAGCTAAGGGAACAGATTGACGACACATTCCCAGATCGAGATCGAACTTCTGATGGTTGGATCGGCGACACACGACACTCTGCGCGTAAGTCAGATCATAATCCAGATGCTAGCGGCTGGGTTCGTGCCATCGATGTCGATCGAGATCTTTCGGGTAAAGCTAAACCTGACACCATGCCAGATCTTGCGGATCAGATTCGTATCTTTGCAAAGTCTGATTCTGGAAAGCGCATCAGCTACATCATCTTTGACGGCAAAATCGCAAGCCCTATCCTTAAATGGAAGTGGCGCAAATACACAGGGATTAACAAACACAATCACCACTGCCATATCTCGTTTACAAAAGAAGCTGACCTTAATGGTGAGTTTCTTCAAATACCTATGATCGGGGAATCACAATGAAAGATCTACAAAACGCAGCAGGTTCATG